CCCGCATCGGGCGAGGATGCTTGTTTAGAAGTCGTGGAAAGCATTTCGGGGTATCACCAAACGCTAACAACCGTGTCTGGTCGGATGTTTAAACGCACTGTCACTAGTAATTCTAATGGCTCATGGATTGAGTACACGCCAAAACCAGATAAGCCAGAACCACAAATGATAAAGAGAGAAGTCGATATTGGTTGGGGAATAAAATTGTCAATGGCCCGAAAAGGCTCGATAGTAACAGCAAGCATTATAAGGACAGATAGTGAAATAGGTGTGTATGAGTACGGAATTATTTTGGATGGTTCGATTCCAGACGGCTTTAAACCAAACATCGAGGTGCATTTAGTTGCTAACAAAAATGCAGGAACAGCTCACACAGGGGTAGCGGTCTGGCATTTTACACCGGACGGCAAAGTTCGGTTAACAAACCCATCGAAGGACCGTGCTATCTACACCGGCACAGTCACATATCTAACAGAGGATAATTAAGAAAGGAAAATAATCATGTCACTAAAAATTACAAAGCAACGCACAATCAACGCAGAATTTAACGTCGTAGAAGAAGGAGCTACAATCCTTGTTAAGCAAACCTTTATCAGCGTAGATTCCAATGCGGTTTCTACAGTGCAAGAAAATCTTCTTAACGCTGAACTCTACGCTAAACACCGTCAAGAAATGCGTACAGACGAACGTGCATTGCGTGACTTGCGTTATAAAGTAGAAGACGAAATCTTGGCTGATACTACACAGGCGTAATGCGTTAAAAATGGGGGTAAAAAATAAAAGATGAATATTTCTGATTTGATTGACCACCTTGCCCCTACTATCGGAGTCATAGCAACGGGCTGGTTTGGTATGAAAGCTAGCAAATCAGCTAATTTAAGCAAATCACAATTTGGAGATCTAAAAGGTGAGTTAAACACCATTCAAGAATCAGTTGAAACTATTCAACAAGTCGGTGAATCAAACGGCCAAAAGATCAATGAATTAAATGACAAACTAGCAGTGCATGATGAAGCTCACCTTGTTACCATGTATCTAAGGTTAGAGCGTGACATCAATAAAGAGTTAGAGCGTGGGTATACCACCGTTCATAATTCGGATGTCATCCATAAAATGCACTCTAGTTACAAGAAATTAGGTGGCAACGGGTACATTGATGCCCTTTATAAAAAATACATTAATTTAGAAGTGAGGAACTAACATGATTAATTTTAAACTACGTTTACAAAACAAGGCTACTCTAGTAGCTCTTATCTCAGCAATCTTTTTGATGCTGCAACAATTCGGACTTGAAATCCCGCACAATATTCAAGAGGGTGTAAATACATTTGTTGTGATTTTGGTAATCCTCGGAATTGTTACAGACCCAACTACCAAGGGTCTTGGAGACAGTGAGCAAGCCTTAGGCTACCACGAACCACGAAATGATAAGGAGGGCTACTAATATGGCAACAGATAATGACATCATTCAATTTGCAGAAAACCTAGCTAACGCTGGGATTGGTACCGATGCAGACGGAGCTTATGGGACACAATGCGTTGACCTGCCCAACTCTATCTCAATCAACTTCTTTGGCCGTGCTCTTTGGGGCAATGCCATTGACTTGCTCAACTCAGCGGCAGAAGCAGGCTATGAAGTCGAGTATAACCAAGCGGGCAACCTTGACAGTCGTCCACGTCGTGGGGCTGTATTTGTCATGGATACTACTTACATCGCAGGGCACCCATACGGGCACACTGGTCTGGTTATCGAAGATTCAGACGGCTATACCATGCGAACGATTGAGCAGAATATTGACGGCAACGCTGATAGCTTATATGTTGGTGGTCCTGCTCGTTACAATACACGCAATTTTGACGGCATTGTAGGTTGGTTCTATTTCCCAACGGACAACCAATCACAAGCTCCTGCACCAACTCCGACCCCGTTTGATGGTATAATTACTATTAACGAGGAAACCGGGACATTCACGGTTGAAGTCTCAGCTCTTAATGTTCGAGCTGGTGCTGGTCTAGGTGCTGAAATTGTGGCAGTCTATGGAGCCGGTGAAACTATCAACTATGACGGTTGGTGTGATGTTGACGGCTATATCTGGATTAGCTACATTAGCTGGTCTGGTAATCGTCGCTATGTCGCAGTCGGTCAATCAGAGAATGGCCACCGTGTAACGTCATTCGGTTCATTCGCTTAAACTGTAAATAACAGACCACGCAAACTATAAAATTAAAAAGGAGTATATCACCTCCCCTCACACTGCAATAGGGATATCATGGCAGTAGTGGTCGAGCCTCAGCATTTGCTGGGGCTTTTTTTATTTGGTATAATATACCTAGGAAAGTGCCAGTAACTCTACGGGGTCTGGTGCGTTTTTTATTTATTTGTGTTATAATTAAAGTCCATCATAGGCAAAGAGCTACGAGGTTATCTCATAGCTCTTTTTTATATTTAAAAAGGGGCAAATAAGGGGCAATAAGTGTAAACTTTAGTAACTTTATGCGCATTTTACCTTCTATACCTTACACGCATATATCCTTATTTAATAGGTTTTCTTCCTATTATATACGCATCTAAAAACCGATTGACTTTCCCGCACAGTAAAATAAGATTTAAAGAAAAAGCCTATCATATCAAGGTTTAAACCTTGGTAGATAGGTCTTTTTTTATTCTAAGGGGCAAGAAAGGGGCAAGTTATCAATGATTTCAACCACTTTATTCTTCATTTTGTTAGTAACGTGGGTATAAATCTTCATTGTGGTATCACTGTCATCATGCCCAACTCTATCCATAATAGCCTTTAATGGGACACCATTCTCAGCTAGATAACTGACCAGCGTATGCCTGAAGATATGTGATGATATTGGTTTGTTAATTGGCTTATCTAGTCGCTTGTTAGCTGCTTGAATAGAGTTGTTAAATGAGTTTCGTTGAAGTGGTACGCCCTTGTCAGTCACAAAAATATAATCCCTATCCATGGTCACCCAATCGTCTGATAGCGACCTGTTTAGATCCCGAATCTGTATAGCTTCATCTAGTAATTCAATTTCACGTTTAGTTAACTTGTTGCTACGGTAGCCGGCTGGCGTTTTAGGTGGTTCTTTCTTAGCCCTCTTGTAGCCTTGGACACTATCAAGAGTCCCAAAAATATCAAGGTAGCCGTCCTCTTTTCTGTAATTGCACGTTTCAAGGGCTACCGCTTCACCGATTCGAGCACCGCTGACAAAGAGAAACTCTGCAAGGATGGCATTTCTATAAGTGCGTTTTTGCTTTCGTAATTCTGCAAGTAGCGGAAGTAGTTCAGTGTCTATCTCTAGAAATTTATTTCTTATCTTGTCGTAATCTTCCATCGTTTGTTGTTTCTTGGGAAGTTTTGCTTGTCTTGCAGGGTTGCTAGGAATGTAACCAACGGTGCAAGCGTAATCGAAGGTAAGGTTTAAAATAGATTTAACACGCTCAAGGATTGAACGTGGAACATCGGCATCGTTGATAAAGCGTTGGATATAGTGTGTATCAATGTTTGCTATTTTGACATCTACAGCGAAATTCTCTGCAACATATCTGACATTGCTGGTCATGGAACTAATCGAAGTCCTTCGAATGCCTTTCTTGTGAAATTCCCACCACTCGTTCAACACGTCGTTAAATGATGCGTCGGTAGTGTTTAAGTCAGCCATCTTCTGGGCTATCTTATCATCCAGTAAGCGTTGAGCTTCTTTCTTTGCTCGATTTGAGCCACTATTGAGTGTTACAGATACCCGTTTCCATTTCTCAGTGTAAGTGTCTTTGTATCTTTCAAAATATTTATATTTACCGTTTGGTAATTGTTCTACCCACATTGTCATGTCTCCTTAATTTTGGTAAAATGGGTACAGAAAAAAGGACACAATCTTGTTAGGTTGTTTTACCGTGATAGTGTTTTTATTTTCTGTGATGCTTGCTCTACACTCTAAGTTTGGCGACGGTGAGTGTAGGGCTTTTTTGTTTTCAAGATGTTTAATTATTTTATCCAGTTTATCGTTTAAGATTTGCTGGTTTTTATTAATCCATG